GCCAAGATGTTTGAGGGCCAGCTTGCCGGGCGTGGGGTTCGACGGGTGGTCCTTCGACCAGAAGGCGACCGAGCGGTTCAGCCACTTGCCGTCGCGGATTTCCTGGACCGTCTCGGCAGCGACCTTACCCAGCTTGGCGAATAGCTTGGCACCGTCCTGCCGCACGCCCTCAATGACGCCGAACGCGGGCGCGTCGTTGGACGGGTGGCCCTTGACCAGGGGCGCGGGGTTAATCTGGGCATTGTAGCCGGCGACGACCTCGGACAGGTCCGCCTCGGTCAGGCCCTTCGACGCCGACGTGCCGGCGCGGAATACCTCGATCTCGTATGTGCGGTCTTCGCTCATGGGGAGCGTGATTGCGGTTCGTGGCGGCACCCGTAAACGCCAACCCGGTGGGGGCCGATACGATTTATTCCTGCGTCGGGAACAAACTCGCCAGCGCGGTCACGACCGACTGCACGGCCAGCCACCGACGCGCGCCCCGAATCGTCGCGGACGTGGGGTCAACCGGCGGTGTCCCGTCGAGCCTGTCGCCATTGCCCCGATCGACCGCCGCCAGCGCGCCGTTCATCGGCAGCCTGCCCGGGTTGAAGCCCCAGCCGCGATCAGGCTGCACGTTGGGCAGGGTCTCGGTGATGCCGCCGAAGCGGGCGAGCTGGCCGTTGGTGACGCCTCGGGCGATGCAGCGGCAGCGAAACCCGCACGGCGGATACCAGCGGTCCCACACCGGATCATCGACGGGCCGGATGACGCCGTGCATCGCGGCATGGGTGCGCCGGACCCGCCCGTCCAGCACCGCCTGATAGCGCAGGAACGGCAGCACGGCCTTGACCCGTTGCGACCGACGCCACGACCCCGCGCCCTGCGCCACGGACAGGTTCGTGTCGAACACCAGTTGCAGGCGCTCGCCGATCTTGGCCGTCGAGCCGCCGAGGAAGCCTTGCTCGCGCAGCACGGGGGTCAACAGGTCCGCGAACGCCTCGCCGCCGGTCTTGTTCTGGTAAGCCTCGATCAGCGCGTCGTGCACCGTCTCGATCATGTCCTGCTTGACGAGCCCCGCCACCATGAAGGCGCGCGCGTACTCGTCGGGGCCGATGACCGACCATTGCTCGCGCAGCTCGGGCCGGAGCGCGGTCAGGCGCTGCACGATATCGGGGGCATCGAGCGCGACCGGATCGATGCGGTATCCCGGGCGGCGCTGGAACGGGTCGGCCTCGGCGAAGGTGGTCACGCCAGCCGCTCGGTATCCAACCCGCCATCCTCGGCGGCACGCAGCCCTAGCCCGGCCTTGGCGATGATCTCGGCAAGCGGCCCGTCATCCATGTCCGCGAACGCCTCAATGATCGCCAGGCGCACGGCTTCGGGCTGCGTCACGCCGGCCAGTCGCGCACGTAGCGGCTCTACCATCGCCAGCATTGCGGCGTTCGCGGGGCCGGAAGCGCTGTCGATCAGACGGTCGATGACGTGCTGGGTTGCGGCGAACGCGAACGCGGGGTCGTCGGTCTCGATCTCCTCAAACTGCTCGGGTGCCAACACGATCTTGCCGCGATACGGCTCGACGGTGGCAAGGTCGGGCGCGTCGCCATAGGTGATCGTGATATGCGGCTGGTACTCGGGATAATCCGACGAAGCCCCGGCCTTGATCATGTTGCGATGCCGCCATTGCAGGTCGGTGGACGAGAACAGCAGCACCGCCGTCGCAGCGCCAAGCGGCTCGACCAAGCGCGGCCCGCCGGGCTGGATGGTCACCTGCCCCTTGCCGTCGCCCGACCAGTTTTCGCCCATCTTCATCCAGTCAACCGGGCGCTTCGAGTAAAGCAGCGTGACGTGAAGGTCCGGCACGATGTCGGTGAAGCCCTGCGATTCCGCCCAGGCTATTATCTCGGCAGCGTTGACCACGGCGCGGCTGACGTAAAGCGGGCGCGGGGCGGCGAAAGCCATGGCGGGGTGGTCCTGCCGAGCAGCCAGCGCAGGCGGCACCACAGCCGGGGTCTTGCGCTCATACCCGTCGCCGTACAGCTCCCGGAACTTGTCCTCGGTGCGCGACCAGCCCAAGCCGTCGAGCAGCACGTCGCGCGCGGTCAGGGCGTAGAGGTCCGCCGGGTCTTCCATGACCCTGAACACGCGGGGCAACGCCGCACCGGGGAAGTTCCACTCGGTCAGCCAGCGCACCGGCCCCTCGTTGAACGTCGAGCACAACAGGTCCGCGTCGCCGGCGGTGACCTCCTCGCGCACCTCCATATGCGTGTCGGACTGCGACCGGCTCGACCCGTTGTCCGTGGTCATCGTCTGCGACAGGATGATCTTCGCGATATCGGCGTCCTGCTTGTCGAGGAACTTGCCATATTCTGCCGCACCGGCGCGGGTCGCCTCCAGCAGCTCTACCTCGAACGTGTCGGGCACGGCGATAGCGGCCTGGCTGATGATGCTCGACAGCGCCTGAAGCATCTTGCCCTGCTCGGCGATGAAGCGCGGGTCATCGACGCCGCCGCCGCCGGGAACCTTGCCGATCGCTGTCGGCATGGCAAACTTCTCAAGGTAGATCGACCAGAAGTTGAGCCCGTTCTTGGCGAACCATGCGGGCCAGTAGCACCAGTGCGCCAACCCGAGGCCGTAGAAGGCATGGTCGTGGCTGGCTCCGGCTCGATATGTCCAGAACTTGCGCTCCGGTAGCGGCACGGACTGGTACGCCGTGTCGGTCAGTCGCAACTCTCCGTTGGCGTCGAAGCGGAATCGGTCGCGGTTGGGCACGACGATGTCGGCGACCTCCCACTTGCCGTCGCGCGCCTCGTAGATCAACTCGCCGACCGCGAAGCCGTACCAGATGCCGTAGAGCATCCGGTCGCTGATGCCGTCCCAGTCGAGCCGCGCAAGCTGTCCGCGGATATGGTCGGCGGCGGCCTTGTCGATCTCGCTCTCACCGCCAGCCTCGACCTCCCATGGGCGCGACACGACGGCGCGGCGACGCTGCTGGAAGCACGAGAATGCCTGCGGGTTGTCCAGCACCGCGTCATAAAGCTTGTACGACCCGCCGCCCTTGCCGGTGAGGATGGCATCCTCGGGGCTGATGGGCAGGCCGCCCATGAACGTGCCCAGCCCATAAGCCTGCGCCGACACGATCTGCACCGTGACGGGCTTGCCCCCAGCCGTGATGCGCAGCGGGGCATCGGGCGGCGCGAGGAACGCCAGGTCGGGGTTGTTGCGGACCTGTTCAATGAGCGCGTTCAATGGCCCAACTCCATTCTCGGCATCGGGACGCCGCCCCAACCTGCCCCGGAAGGCGCGCGTGCCACGGTCGGCATCGTGATGCGCGGTGTGGCGGCCGCGATGTCGACCCGGCCAAGCCCGCGCCGGACGCCCTCCAGGGCGTACCTGGCCGAGTCGATCATATGGTTGTCCTTGTCCGCCAGCGCCGGCAGCACGTCGCCGGTCAGCGGGTCGGTCTTCCATGTATACAGGGTCAGCTCGTCGATGACGTGCTGGCAGCGCGGGTGCACGACGATGTCATAGCTTTGCAGGAACGCAACGCCGTCCTCGACCGATCCCGCACCCTTGGCGGCCGGCTGGATGCGGAAGCCCGACCGCTGCATGAAGCTGATCGTCTCGGGCCGGGCGCTGTCCGCGCGGATGACCCACGACCGGCTGCCCGGCACGGTGTCGAACAGGGCAGGCGTCGCGTCGATCTCGCAGCCGACCTTGTACGCCTCATGGTCGATGTAGAGCGTCCGCCCGTCGATCCACATACGGACCAGCGTCGTCGGATCGACCGAATAGCCCCAGTCCGCGCCGAAGTAGAACTGCGCGTCGGCGGGGGTGTCAAACGCCTCGACGCGCCAGTTCCTGAACACGCGGGCCTCGGAGTTGTGGCGGTACTCGCCGAGCCAGATATGCGCGTATTTCTCGGGGTCGCGGGTCTGGTCCCACTCCATCTCGACCCGCAGCTCTCCGGGAAACCATGGGTTCTGGTTCCAGTTGACCTGGCGAACGATGCTGTTCGGCGGAGGGCCTGCGGGGCCGCGGAACATCGCATCGACCGGGTCGGTATTGAGACCGGGGTTCCACGACCAGAGGAGGCGCGAGCCGGGTGCGCGGATCGTCGGGACCAGCGTCTCAATGCTTGACCGGCTGACGGTCTGCGCCTCCTCGACCCACGCATCGGTAACGCCCTCCAGCGACTTCACCGACGAGATGTTGGAGCGCAGGCCCGCAAACACGAACAAGCTGTCGTTCGGGCCGCGTATTTCGTTGTCGGTGCTGGTGAATTGCCCGGTAAGCCCGCACCGCTCGATCTCGTCGTCGAGTAGCCGCTTGACCGAGTCCTTGATCGAGCGCTGCGTCTCACGGGCGCACAGCACGCGGCGATGGCTGGTCGCGGCCTGCAACACAAGCGCGGTAGCGATCGAGCGGCTCTTGCCAGCCCCTCTGCCGCCCCACAGTCCGAGGTGTCGCGCCGGCTCCCACAGCACGGCCGCCCAGTCCGGAACCTTGACCTCGATGGCAGCTGGCGCACTCACGCCGAGACGAGTTTAACGATGATCGAAGGGGCGGGCATGTTGCCGCCATCAGCATCGGTTAGCGCGACCTTATCGCCGTAGACCTTGGCCTTTAGCTTGCCCGCGACCCACTTCCGCGCATCGTATTTCAGTCGGCCCAAGGCGGCATCGTTCGCCGTCAGCGCATCCCGTAGGCCGCGGAACGCCTGGACTTCGCCTGACATTTCGCGGGCGCGCGCATATTCCTGCCGGAAGGAAGCGAACATCGGATCGTCGGACGCCAGCCAGCGATAGACAGTCCGTGCGCCCGGCATGTCCTCGGCCTCGCACACCTCCTCCATGCCACCATCAGCATAGGGCAGCGCGGCAAGGATGCGCTCGGCAACTTCGTCGCTGTAGCTGCTCGGTCGCCCGGTCATCGCAGCACGGCATGATCGGAGATACTGGCCTGTCCCATGCTATCCCTCGCTATGTCGGCGGGCCGACACGGGATTGCGCCGGCCCGCCGGTTTTGCCTGAGGGTGCCCACCGACAGAC